TTTGGATGTAGGTTTTTGCGGACTTAAAGTTGTTAGCAGTATGAACCTGCTGACCGTTATGGAGAATTACAAACTTCTTTCCCCAGGGAACTGCTGCCCATTCTCCATTCTTAGTCACATATCCGTTAGGGTCTCCTGGTTTTGGATTTAGAATCCCTTCATTTTGAGTATTCATTATTATACAATCGTAGAGGACATCACACGGGCATTTGGGTATTGTGCAAGAGCAACTTGAATTGCCTCTTGACGATTGCGAGCATAGCATTCAACATAGAATGTTTGACCACTAACCATACAGGTGACACGATGTTTCATAACTAAAATACCTCAGCGTTTGATGGTGGAGATTGCAGGTTCACCTTGAACAAAGATTGTCTCAGCGACGCTCTGCAGGCGTTTGGCAGTTGCGATGCCAACATTACTATACACGGGAACATGGATGAAACCATAGGACTTCACATAGTCTTCCGTTTTACCAGGAGTCAGAGTCCCCTCTGAGAGGCGCTTAGAATCGTCTGGATGAAGGCGAATCACTCTACCGATGGTCTGTGCCATAGCAATGTAATCCATGTTCCTCATGAGGACACAGGAGGTCAATCCTGGGCAGTTGATACCTTCAGACAGAATACTGTAGTGAAGAATGATGAACTTCTTTGCAGGATCCTTACCCCATGCAGTCAGAGTGTCAAAGAATACTTCACGGGAAACCTTTTGATTGTTGATGAATGCACCATACTTGGCAGTCACCCACAGTACATCATAACCATGAGACTGAACTTCAGTCATAAAGTCAGTCTCCGCAAGCATCCGAATCAACACTTTGGTATTGGGCGCTGCTACCAGAACCTTCTGCATGTTGTCTTCATTGAGAATTGTATCCAGAAGAGTCATGCAATCACGCTCTGCTGCATCATCTTTATCACGAATCGCATTGATCTGACTGACACAAACCTGAGGAGGAACAATGAATCCACCATGAACCAATTCAGGAGCAGGAACATTGCAGATCACTTGACCATACACAGATCCATCATTCATACCAGGTTTAGAAATCGTAGCAGAATGCTTTGGAGTTGCCGTAAAGAAATAGCAGCGTTTTGCAGTTGCAGAAAAATGCTTTGTAGCAGGGAAAAAGTGACTCTTAACGCTATTGTGTGCTTCATCAAAGTAGATGGTATCAATATGAATATCTGCCTGTTGTAGACGCTGCAGAGAGTTATAGGTGGTGAAGATCAGTTTATGACCTTTGTTATGATAGTTCCAAGCAAAGATCCTGTTAGGACTTGTAGTGCTGTAATGAGATGTCTCACCACTATGCACATGAAGAACATTGACATTGATGATATGTTCAAGAAACTCAGCAGACAACTGCTCAGCAAGCATGATACGAGGAGCAACCACTACAATCGTCTGTGGAATGTCTTTCTCAAACTCACGCAGACAATCAAAGATCATTGTGGGAGTCTTACCAGCACCAGTCGGCATGATCAGTTGACCAATACGATACTTGAGCATCGCATCAAGACCGCGTTGCTGGTGAGGTCGGAGTTGAATCACTGGGTTCATTGCGTATGAGACTATTATAGCAGAAGACCGCCCCTGATGCGATTCAGTGGACGGTCTCTTAAGTGTCCTTTAAGATCTTAGATTCTTATCTTCAACCAGGACAAAGGTAGTCTACAGGGTTTTTAGTAGAGTGTCAAGAGGTTATCATAAAGGTCTTCTGAGACCAAAGGGTTGATTTGATTCTTGAGGAGTATAATCAACAGAATCTCTTGGAGGAAAAGTATCAAATAGTGCTTTGTGTGCGGCAAATGCTGGATTATCTAAAGTATCTTGTTCAATACAAACACAATTTGGGCCTTCATTTGGAGTACCATACCTACAAGCAGCCCAACAAGCATCAGTATGATTTAACGCTACCAACTGATCTCTTTCCTCTTGTGTTAATGGATATAAAATCATAATTACCTCTTTATTTTGTATTTAGACTGTTCTATTAGTATGTGGAGAAAGCATCCAATTTGCTGGTGCGTGATTCTGAGTTGTTCCTATGGAAACAACTTTTGCTCTAATAGTACTGATTCCGACTCCGGCAGGAATTGTATAGATATTTCCATTCGGCGCTAAGACTGCAGATCCAAAACTTGCATATTCACCTAAAGTAGTGTAAACTGAAAGTTGCTCAGTATCTGGATCTAATCTTAAAATTTTATTTGAGTCGTAAAGAGTATAATAAATTTTTCCATCTGATCCCAAAATACTGAAATAAATGTATTCATTTGCAGAAATAACTGATAAAGTATTGCCAAAAGTGGTTGCAGTTCTAGCAATAGGATCTATTTTTAAGATCGTTGTTGCTGCATCTGGCGCACAATATATTTTTCCATTTGGCGCAAGAACACCACTCCACCATTTGTAATTTGATGAACTAAGTGAACCAAATGTTGATGTAATCCCTAAAACAGGATCTATTTCTAAAACACTTGTAGAACCTGAAGGAACTCCATAAATTTTTCCATTTGGAGCAAGAACCGATCCTGCCCAATTTGTTGGATCTGAATATGGATCGTCTGCAGATCCAACTGGAGAAAACACAGATGTACTAGCAGTTCCTGCTACAGGATCAACCACTAATATTCTTTTTGATCTAAATCCAGGACAATAAATTTTTCCATTTTCTGCAAGAACACCTGAAACCCATTGACCATTTACTGTATTTGAAGTTGTATATTCTTTTGTCTTTGGATCATAAAAAATAACATTGTTTGCATAATAAGGAACCCCACAAATTCTTCCATCTTTTAATGCTATAGTTGATTGAAAACCTGCACCAGAAAAACCAATTGTTGATGGAATATTTGATTCTTGTGTTATAGTTTCTGTATTTGGATTTATTTTTAAAATATTATTTGTCCCATAAGGCATTGCATAAATGTTTCCGTCAATTGCTAAACATCCTCCAAAGTATTGATTTGATGCTGTAGCAATTCCTACAGTGTCTAAAACTGTCGTAAACCCACACCTTGGAAAGACTTCGTAAGGTTTTGTAACCCATTCTGGAGATTTATTTGCAGCACTTACACCAATGGAAAGAACCGATCTTTCATAACCAGGAATAGTATAAATGTTTCCATTAGGAGCACATACTGCACCATTGTAAGTTTGAATTCCAGCAGTATTAGTAAGTTGTAATGTTTTATTAATTGGATCTATTTTTAAGATACTTGTATCTCCAGAAGGTATTCCATAAATGTTTCCATCTGGACCAAGCACTCCATCTGACCAACCGGCAAAATTATATAACCAAACATCCGATGATTCTCCAAATGTGCTTACTGTTTTATAAATTGGATCTATTTCTAGAACGGAATTGGTGTCATATGGAATTCCATAAATCTTTCCATTATTGGCAAGAACTCCGTGTGCCCATTTATTCCCTGAGGATAGACTTCCAAAAGTAGTTGCAGTTCCAGTATTAGGATCTATCTCCAAAACTGTTCTAGCATTAAAAGGAATTCCATAGATTTTTCCATTTGAAGCAAGAACTCCACCAACAAATCCAGATGAAGGGGAGGTAAATGTAGTAGCAGTTCCTGTTGATGGGTTTATTTCTAGAACTGAATTTTCAGCAAATGGAATTCCATAAATCTTTCCATTGTTTGCAAGAACTCCACCATACCAATTACCAGCAACCGAACTAGTAATAAACTTATATGAATTATTTTTTGGATCAAATTCTAGAATATTTGTATCCGTAGGATCTCCACCACTAAGAGTTCTATTGGTTGGTATTAAGTATAATTTTTTATTTTGAGCACATACTATTCCTCTATAATTTCCAGAAGCATCTGGAACTGGTGCGGAAATGGTAGTAGCAGTTTCTACTATTGGATCTATTTTTAAAATCGAATTTGAATTATAAGGTGCTCCATAGATATTACCATCTCCAGCAATGCAACCTCCAACCCATTTTGCTATTGTACCGTCAAAACTTCCAAAAGTTTTTGTAACTCCAACTTGAGGTGCTGACAATCTCTTTTTAAATTGATTTCTTTTTCTAAGTGCTGATAGTTTGATAGTCATATCTTAATATCCTTTATTTTGATATGGACTTAATAACCAATCTGCAGGTTCTTGAATTGAAGTTTCTCCAAAAACTAATATTTTTGTTTCACCAAATGGTGGAGCATACATTTTTCCATCTGGCGATAAAATAAAAGGACCCCATCTTGCTGCAGTGTTTGTATATTGACCCAGAGGAGGTAAACTACCAATACCAATAACACTTACAGTATCATTTTCTGGATTAATTTCTAATATTCCAGTTCCACCATATGGTGCAGAATATATTTTTCCATTGGGCGCAAGACATGCACCATTCCATCCACTATTTTGTGTGAATGTTGCTGTAGATATACTTCCAAAGGTAGTTGCCGTTCCTGCTATTGGATCAATTTTTAAAATTGATCTTGAGGATCCTGAGTAATATGGAACAGCATATATTTTTCCGTTTGGAGCTAAGCATCCACCTACCCATCCACCACTAACTGATCCAAAAGTAGTTGTAGTATTAGTTACTGGATTTATTTTTAAAACAGTAGTGGAAAAATATGGTATTCCGTATATATTTCCATCAGGACCTAGTACACCTCCAACCCACTTTAGTCCAGTTGAGAATGTACCAGAAACTTCGGTTGTAGAAGCAGTACCTGTTTGCGGATTTACTGATAAAACTTTTGTATAACCATATGGAATTCCATAAATTTTTCCATTTGGTGCTAAACACGCTCCATACCATTTAGAATTATATGTAGACCAATTTGGATCATTGGAATCTGGATAATCTTGATGACCTTTAAAATTTTCACTAAAAAGTGTACGAGTTCCTGTGATTGGATCTATTTTTGAAACATATCTTTCATTTAATGGAATACTATACAAATTTCCATCTTTACCACACACCAATCCACCAAATTGTGCTCCTGAAATATATAATGTTGAACCTATGGTAACATTAACATTTGGAATATCAACAAGAGATGTTGCTATTCCTGTTTTGGTGTCTAATTTTAAAATATATGGTGTTGTGTAATCTACTGGTCCATAATAGATATTATCATCTGATCCTAGACATCCTGCATCAAATTTAAAAGTTTGAAATGTGCCAAATCCAACAAAAAAAGTAGAAATTGAAATATTAAATGTGGAAGTTATAAATCCAACTTTGGGACTAGTAAATTCTTCTCTACTGGAATTTAATTCTGATAATCTAAGAACCATCAGACAATCCTCCAATCATAAGTACTTCCCATCCAAACTAACTTGACTGAAGCACCATTCTCATCAATTACAAGTGGACCAGAACCTCCTAAAATTCTATCCGAACCATTAGGAGTAATAGTAATATTGTATGTTGCAGCATTTCCAGAACTTGTTTCACTAGAACCAACATCGACGATTGTAAATCCATCACCAGCATCTAATCCAGATCCTGCTGGAAGATAAATTGTTATAGAACTTGCTGTTGAAACTGGAATTAACTGATTTTTATTTAATGATGTTAGTGTAGTAACTCCTACTACAATTCCACCACTATAAAAATTATTTGTCGGAATAGAAGTTATTGTGGCAATACCTGCAGATACCGTTAATACTGAAAGACCAGTTCCAAAGTTAATCGCAGTCGCTACTCCTACACTAGAACCATCATCTTTTACATCAATTCCAGAGATACCACCTCCACCACCAGTTGCAGTGATCGTTACATTTCCTGTTGATTGATTAACGGAAATACCAGAACCAGCAGTAATTGAAGTTACTCCAACACCAGTAATTGCAGATCCTCCAATAATAATTGATGTTGCGCTAATTATTCCTGCATTACCATCAATAGTAACGCCAGATCCGACTGTTATTGTGTTTAATGATCCATCAAGTGTGATTGATGAAGATCCCACTGTAAGAATACCAGTGACTCTTACATCACCATTGACATAAAGTGAAGTTCCCGATGCACCTACACTACCAACTTCTAAAGCAAATCTTGGATTTGTAGTTCCTACACCAACATTAGAGAGTGTATGAATACCGGCGTTTGTTGTCACCCATTGTGAAGAACCTCCACCACCAGTTGCAGTTACTGTAACAATACCTGCAGAAATAGGGGAAACCGTTAGGTTATCACCAAAATCAATAGTTCCAGCAGTTCCAACCGTAGATCCAGAATCTTTGATTACAACTCCAGATCCAGATCCAACAACTCCAGTAAGTCCAGATCCATCACCAAAGAAAGATGTTGCTACAATATTGCCAAAAACATCAAGACTTTGTGCTATTAATTGAGTAGTTGAAGTAACACCAAGAGTTGAATTTCCAGAAACATTTAAAGTGCTTACAGTTGCAATACCACCAACTACACTTGTTGCTGTTGTTGCGGTTCCTGTTAAGTTTCCAGTAAAAGTCGCTGCTGTTATGATACCACTACTATTAATATTATTAATCGTAGCGTTTGTAGCAATAAGATTGGATCCTTGAATAGTTCCAGATGCTCTTACTCCAGTTCCAGTGACGGCAACACCATCACCAAATAAAGGATCTCCACCAACAAATAATTCATACGAGTTACCAGTAAGAGTATCTGTAGCAATTCCAAGTCTTGAAACCGTTGTAATTCCAAGATTTCCTGTAAGAGAACCACTAAATGATACATTTCCTCCTACAGTTAAATCGTTTGATACTGTTGCATCATTTGAGACAGTTAAATTACTTGTAACCGTTAAGTTACTATCAATTGTTGTAATTCCTGTAATATATGAAGTTCCTACAACGTATAAATCACTTGTTGGGTTAGTAATACCAATTCCAAGTCTTCCATCATATGTCAGTGACATAATTGGATTTGATGGATCTTGACCATAAATCCAATGGAATGCACCAGTTCCTAGTCCAGCAGTTCCATAGTCAAGATAATGATTGACATTTCCAGTACTTGAGTTTATAATATCTAAAGATATTGGAGTACTATACAAATAGAATGTATTTGTATTTCCAGTTCTTACTTCTGCACTTCTACCAACACCAATCGTAGCAACATTATTGCTACTGATTACACGAATTGAAGAAATTCCAGTTTTGTTGACTTCAATGTCTGCTTCTGGTTCTGTTGTGGTTCCTACTCCAACTTTTGCAGGAAAACCAATGACATAGAGTGCTTCAGTTACTGTTGCAATTCCAGTTGAATTGAATGTACTATTTACAGAAGTAACTGAAATTGTACCTCCAGATGATAAAGTTGTTGCTGTTGTTGCAGTTCCTGTTAAGTTTCCAACAAAAGATGTTGCTGTTACGATACCAGAAACGATGATATTTGAAGGAAGTCTAGATGTACTTAATGTACCTGATGTAATGTTATCTGCATTAATTGCAGTAATACTTGCACCAGATCCTACAAAAGATGATGCTGTAATTACACCTGCTAATCTAATGCTTGATGGGAAAAATGAAGTACTTAGAGTTCCAGATGTTACATTAGAAGCATTTAAATTTGTTAAATTAACACCATTTCCAGAAAAAGATGTTGCAGTAATTATTCCATTACTATAAACATCACCTGTAGAGTTAATACCAATACCTGAAGGATATACAAAAGGATTTGCTCCAATTTGTAGTGGGAATACTGCACTTGTAGTATCTATTCCTACATTATTTTGAGTATAAACACTAGATCCAGATGTTGTCCACTGAGATGTTGGTAGATTTGATAATTTCGATCCGTCTCCATAATAAGTTACAACTCCAGAGATGGCAGTTATAATTCCTGAAGTTAATGATGTTATACCTATGTTTAAAGTTGTAACTGATGATAATCCAACATTTAAGTTTGATATATTTGCAGTCGTTGCTGTAACTAATCCAGTAATTCTTGCATCTCCATAAACATTCAATAAGTAATCTTTTGGTACTGTTGTCCCAATACCAACTAAACCATTTGCATTAACAATAAAGTTATCATTATCAACTTGAACCCCATTCCTAAAATTAAATGACTTGTTATAATTTGCCATCTCGGAGACTTTTTAAATATTTATGAAAGTCTCATAATGAATGCCAAAGCGTAATATGGTGGTCTGTTTTCGTGTGCTTGACCTCCACCTCTTGCTTCAGTTGAAACCGAGTGAGTGTGTTGTCCGTTTCCATCAACATCACCTCCATCAGCACCTCCTAATTGTTCAAATTTATTGCCAGTTGGATCACCAATTCTACCGGCAACATTGCTTTCTCCATTTCTAACAGTGATAATTCCACCTCGTCCTCCTCCAACATCAGTATTACCAAATGACCCATCATAATCAGACATTCTAATTTTATGTCCGTGTCTACCACCAGCAGCAGCAGTTCCTGGGTGACTATGTGAAGGAATTTGATCTACACTTAAAGTAACTGTAGCAGCGCCTCCAGTTGCTCCAGGATTATATCCACTTCCAGCGCCTACAATAAATCTATCTATCAGATTTGGAGTGCCATTAGAACCATTACAGAGTGCCCAACCAGTAGGAATAGAGGCAATACTTCCAGACCACATAATAATTCCACCAACAGGAATTGTTCCTGATGCTTTGCTTCCGAATGTGTCTCCTAATAGAGATGCTTGTGTAACTGACATTTCTTTATCTCCTTATATTAGTATTTAATCACTGGAAGCATTCCAACATATGGTGGAAGGTTTTCATGTGCTTGACCTCCACCTTGAGCACTAATACCATGTTGGTGGTCACCAACAGTACTTGTTGTAAATGTATGTGTATGATTAGGTTCAGCATCTGTTGTAAATGTTGTAGTTCCTGTAACACTGCCTAATACATTCCTCAATCTCTGACGAGTAGTTGTGGTTGGAGCACTATCATTAAATATACTAACATCATGGTTATGACCTCCAGCAGCATCAGTAGTGCCAGTATGATTGTGACTTCCACCATTACCAGTAAGTCCATTATGATTATGTGAAGGAATTTGATCTACACTTAAAGTAACTGTAGCAGCGCCTCCAGTTGATCCAGGAACTGCAGAATATCCAACAAAGTTGTTAACAAGATTTGGAAGTGTTCCTGTAGCGCCGTAAGTTGTTCCCAAGAAACTGCGAAGAGATTGTAACAGTGATGCGTTTACTCCTTGGAATGTTCCGCTAGTAGGAATAGTTCCACCATTACAAATCAAGTATCCTTCTGGTGCATGATATGTGGTTGGGCCAATTGTTGCGCTACCTCCAGTTGCGGTATCTGCTGAAGATGCTGCCATATAGAAGAAAGATCCAACAGGATTACCTGGTGCCCATTTAACGCCAGTTGCTTGAGTACTGTCTGCAGTTAATACATATCCATTTTCACCAACTTGTAATCTTGCTGCAGCGTTATCTCCAGTTGCAACAAGAATTTCACCCTTATTATTCCAATCAATATTGGAAATCAGAGATCCTTGTCCACCAAGAGCAACAATAAAACAATTAACACCAGTTGCGGGAGGAGTTGTGAATCTAATTGTACTTGTATTTGCACCACTAGAGGTTACAATAATGAAATCTGCACCTGGTTTTTGAATGACCCCACCAACAGAAACAATTAAGTTTGCAGAACTTCCAGCAGGAATAAATGGTGTACCTGCAATACGAAGAGTAAAATCTGTAGTTGTTCCGTTGAATTGAGACTCAATACTATCACAAATTACAGAATTACCTAATGGGAAATCTCCAGTGATTGATGCAGAGTCTGCAGGAATATATCCAAGAGCATTTTGTACTTCACGGAAAGTGATAAAGTCTTGATCTCCATCTGCACGAAGCATCTTGTAAGTAAGTACACCATTTAAAGTTGCAGACTGAGGTACAGTTGCCTTAAACTTCGGTGAAGTGATACCTTCAGCACCAGAAACAGTAAGTGTGCTTCCAATACTTGCATTGCCAGTTACAGTTAAACCAAGAGAAGTGACAGTTTTAGCAACTCCAACACCACCTAAAACTCTTAATGCACCAGTTGAAGTTGATGTAGAATCAAGAATATTTGAAATTAATACGCTTCCAGTGAATGTAGAGTTTCCTCCAACATTTAAGTTTTCACCAACTCCAACACCACCTTTAACAGTTAGAGCACCTTTTCCTGTAGAATCTGATGAAGTTGTATTTGTAATTCTAACTTGTCCACTAAAAGTAGAAGTGTCTTTGCTTCTGATTTGTCTGTTAAATGTAACCGGACCATCAAATTGTGAAAGAACAGTACCAGAATCTCCACCTTCAACAAGAAGTCTTTCTTTTACAGTTACCTCATCATAAACAACACTTGACTTGGAAGGGTCTTCACCAGTTACTGTTGGTGTTGGAATATCATAAGAAACTACTTCTCCAGATGCTGATGAGGTTTTTGTATTTCCACTGAAGAAATCACCGCTATTGTTCATTCCGGTGTAAACAACAGTACCACCTGATCTTTCTTGAGACTGAACTAAGAAATCTTCTCTTTCAGTAAGAGATTTAACTTGAACTTGTGGTAGACCTGTTGAATAATTTCCAGGGCCATATCCAAGATATTCAAAAGTATGTCCAGAAGCACGAAGAATTGATGGTCTGCGGAATTCAACTGCAATTGGATTGATCCTACGAATTAGGGATCCTGCATCATGAGATTCTTTACGAGTTCCAAGAACACCACGAATAACTGTAAATTGAGAATCATTATTCGATGTTGTGATTCTCATAATTTCATTATCAATCTGAATATAAGATCCTAATGGGAATCTTGAGGCAGTGCCAATACCAGAATTAATTGACGAAATTACTAAAGTGTTTGCAGAAGAGTCATCCGTGATTGCTGTTGAAAGTCGTATGATTTCACTATCATAGAATGAAACTTGACGAGTTCCAAAGTTTTCTTCTCTTGCATCGGAAATTGCTTCATTAGCAGAATATCCATGCTTGAGAATAAATCCATTTGTAACACTTAAAGACTTATTAGTGATTGCAGTAAATGTAGTAACACCTACTTTTTCCTTAACAACATAATCTCCAAGATTATTATTTGTAGAGTCAATAACTCTAAACTTATTACCTTTCAATAATCCATGAGGAACTGCTGTCGTAAAAGTAGTAATTCCTGTTACAGAATCATATGGACTATTAGTAATTCTAGATGATGATCCAACTACAAGTGCATATTGTCCTGGAATTGGAGTAGGATCTCCAGCAGTCTTAGCAACTGAAATTTGTGTTTGAGAATTAATTGCACTAATTCTATAGTATCCATCAGTTGCAGTGCTTAAACCAGTAACTTGAACTACATCACCAATGTTTGTGGAAATTCCTGATGTCTCAATTGTATATGTTGCATTAACACCACTACCAACTCTTGAAGAATCCAAATAAAGAACTTCACCATCTGTATATCCAGATCCACCAGATATGATTGATACAGAACCTACATCACCTCCAGGTTCTACAACTACTTTTGCAGTTGCTCCTTTCCAAGTTCCAACTGAAGGATTTGGATCCGTATTTAAAAGTTTTACATCATAATATGTTCCTGGATTATAATTTGCATTCGGAGTATATAAGGTTCCAGTGACAATACTGCCAAGTCCATGTCTTCTTCCAAATGTAAGAGTTGCACTAGATGCCGTTGAAGAAACTGAAGTAATTGATTTTCCAACACCTAAAATATTAGAAAGTTTATCTACACTTTCTCTAGTAATACTTTTCTTGAGATCACTTGTATTTGTATCACCAATTGGAGAACGAAGAGCAAATGTTTTTGCAGATTGTGGATTTGCTTCAACATTATCTCTATCTAATTGTGGATAAAGATCTACAGGACTTTGTGAATATTCAAGATTTGTAAACTCTTCTGTAATTTTATTATTTGCATTTAGAACATAAAGATGATAAATTCCATCTTGAGATCCTTCTACATATGAAGAAATGATTTCATTGCGATAAATGTAGAGATTTGATTGCCAATCATTTCTCTCAAATCTTGGCAAATCTCTAATTTGACTTGCTGTGGTTCTAGAGTCAATATCGTTTGTACTTGTTGATCCTGGTGTATGTGTTTTTCCATTTACATCAATTACTGAATGTGTAAATGACATATCATTTACAATTGATGCAACAGCAAACTTACCATTATATCCACGATCATATAAACCACTTGGATTACTACTGTCAGTTACATTCCGAATAATGACTAAATCTCCAACATTTAGTCCATGGGGAAGTGATGTTAAAACTGTTACAGTTGTGGAAGCTAAAGTGCAAGTAGTAATAAATCTTGGATTTTTATTGTACTCAAAGTCAGCAGTTGTAATATTTGTTCTGGTAAAGTCATCTTCTCTTGCGCCAGTTGTGCTGGATTCTTGAAGAATGAATCCATCTTCTGGATCTTTGGCTGCAGATAATTCTTTTGGAATTACAACTCTTACTTTATAAATTTTTTCATCCAAACTTCTATCATCAACAATTCTCTTAACATAAGTAAGATCTGTTGTTTCACTCAGTCCTGCAACTCCAAGAGTGTTGATTTGATTATAAATTTGGTTTGCAGCATTAACTGTAATATACCAATTATTTGCAGTAGTATCAAATTGAATTGGAGATCCAATATCACCAGATGTTTTATCAGAAACTCTACTATAAACTTTAAGTTGAGTTCCTTCATAAATTGTCAGTGCCTCATTATTAAGAGCACTAGTAAATGAAGTCGCTAACTTAATTTGAGTAGAATTAACATGAATTGCATAGTAAACAATGTGTGGAGTTACATTTTCTGGCAAATCTCCGCTTTCGCTGTTGATGATAATCTTTTCACCAGTTTGGAGTGTATGTGTACCAATAGTAAGAGTTGATGAAGAAACATTAGATACATCATAAACTTTGTAGGAACTCGTCAAACCATCCTGCATGTAAATATTTGCAGAATATTCGGTGTTGTTAATTGAAAGATATAATTTATCCCCTTGACGAGCGCCAATTCGATAACCTTGAGTGACACTAACTGGTAAACTATCTTGAGCATTTAACCCATAAAGATACAAATGAGTTGAAACGCCAACCGAAGTTGTTAAACCAACATCAATTGATAACCATTCAATATCTTCTTCTGTGGTTGTGTCAATATCTCTTGGAGGAATAATAGAAGTAATGAAAGCATTGTTGTCCTTATCAAATGCCTCTGCTTTGAATCCGTCAGAATTAAGTGATATTTGACCAAAGTTTGAGTTTGAGTTGGTAATTGAAGCATCACCACCAGATTCAATATCAAAATGCTTATTAAATCCAATTGCAAAGACTGATACTATTTGAATGAAGGAATCATTGGAAGCCTTAATATGACTTGTTTCCCACCCTTGTCTATAAATTGCATCAGGATCTAGGTGATAAACTTTTGTAGTGTCAGTTTGTGATGCCCCTGTTGGTAGATCTCCACCATAAACTGTAGTATAATTTACACCGTTATAAGTTCTTGTTACAGGATCGTATTTTACAAACGCACGGTCATCTTTTTGTAGTGACACAGCGGTAAACTGTGCAACAACCATTGAACGGAAACCTGATGCTTTGCTACCATCAGCGTGCATTCCATTCATACCCCACACTGATCTCAATGAACAGTTAAAGATATAAGGAGATGCACCTGAAACAGTATCAGTCTCTACGGTTACAGTCGCTCCAGTCACTATTGGAGTTGGATCCATTGTGATTGGGAAAGATTCAAGTAAGTATGTAAACTGAGTTGCACTCAGAACATTTTGTACTTTTGTTGAAACATTATATGTTGATACACTAACCCCTTTGATTTTAATCGGAGTTCCTGTACTTAAATTATGATCTTCTGTTGTTGTAACTGTAACTAAAGTGCTTGCAGTTGTGCCATTTCCAGAAATAACTTCTTGAATATCAATTGGGTCTGAGGCAAATGCACCAACAATTTCCCATTCGGGTGCCATTTTTGCAAAGTCTTCATCACTTGCAGGAAACTTTGCATCTGCTGGAATTGGACGATATGAATTAAAAGCATTTGAGAGTTTGCTATAATACATATCAAGGTCAGTCAGACCATAAGTGCCGACCTCATTGACACCATCCGCGTACTCAAAACAAGTGAGTTTATGGTGTGAAAATCTTGGTGTTGATTGATAGTTACTTGTAAACAGTGATGGATGAGTATAAACTAAACCAGACTCATCAGCATCAAAGAATGAAAACTGCCAGAAGTAACATGCTCCAGTGACTCTAAAAATTGCAGACTTTCTTATTAGAGGATCTGTTGGATTTGGAACATACTTTGGTCTGACTTTTGTTTTTCTTAAGTCTAAACCAACAATCGAAGTGCCTCTTGGTACTACAACACCACCATTAACACTGTTAAACTTGTAGAGAATATTATCTTCTTGTGTTAGATCAAAATTAGAATCTAATTCTAAAGATAATGTTGAAAGTGCTGGAGTTCCTGTACCACCTGTTGGAGGAACGGCGTATGCTGTACCACCGTTATCATAGATGGCAAATCCAGGTCTATTATCAATTAGGTGTTCACCTGGCCAAACTAAAATTGTTGTTTTTTCTACTAAATCATTACTTTTCCCATTTACAAAAGAGAATCTTGCTGCTTCTAAAAGTGCTCTCTGAATCGTTTTAAAAGGTTGTGCAAGAGAATTGCCAGTATTAGTAATCGAATCTGTAGCGTCTAAATCGTTGGGGTTGACATATAGTGTACGCCCATCAGTGTTCTTGATGAAGTTGCTTAACTTATTCAGAGGCATCGGATTATGACTTCTTAAGATATTGCTATCTTTTATTTATGAAGTCAAATCCTCCTCGTCGTATTCAATCATATCGTCTGGCATATCCTCTGGATTTTCTAAATCCACTGGAAATAACATAGGGTGGCATTCCTCATCGATAAGATAGAAAGAACTTCTGTATAAGTCTTCTGGTTCAAATGTTCGATTCTTATCTGCTTTTCTACAAAGGTCTTGGTCGTATAAGTGTCCGTCTGGAAGTTCATCAAATGTAAAAGGAATGTGATTGATAAAATACATTTTCACAATCATACTACCGTTAAGATACCAGCAGTATGCTTGGGTGATTTTGTAAGACATTGAGGTTATGTCAATATCTTATATTTATTTTTAGTAGGAGCGGCGAGACTTGAACTCGCATAGCCGAAGCCGACGGATTTTCTTACCACTACAAGTTTCCTTGCCCTTACGGTTTGTGGTCTGGACTATACCTTCACCATACCTTTCAGTTTAGGTGCTCCCCGTCTAGTCTCTACACCTTCATCTTGCGATGCTTGGCTCGGTATTGCCATTTTACAGGTTTCACCGAATTTGAGGAGTGTCACTCATAAGGTTTCCCAAATGAGGCTCAATTTTACATAAGTCCGTTGTGTCTACCGATTCCACCACGCTCCCATGATGTATAAGACCATTATAACTCATAGAGTATTAATGGTCAATAGGCGGACCGGGAATTGAACCCAGATTGAGCCCTTATAAGGAGCCTCTTTTACCATTAAAGTACCCGCCCATTCACTATTCGCAAATAACGAATAGTAATAGTCGCCCAGGGTATCGAACCCTGCCAAAGGCCCTAATCTGGGGCAAAGGACTTATAAGATCCCTCTGAACACCTGTTCTGACGACCATAAAACTCAGATCAATTATAGCAGATCTGAAATGCTAGTCAAGATGCCTCGTTGTTTAACTCAGTGTGTATTCGTATGAGGTCATCATCAGCAGGCAACATAACTGCTGCCTTTCCATTCTCGTTAATTATACCCAAGTGCTCGCCGTTTTCTACTCTTTCCATCAGTTCATCAAATCTCTCTTGAAATTCTTCCACCGTGAAAACTTCCATTCGTTTCTTTGTCGATATTTATATTATAGCATCACTCGCCATAAACCGCAAGGTCTGCATATTCAATTTGATCAGGATCAAGATTTGCAGTGACGACTTCAAGTACATTCATGAACTCTTGAACAGTATCACATTCTACCATACGCTCACTTCCCTGATCACTCAGAAGAAGAAAGGAGCGGGTACAGACATCAATCACAATACCTTGGACGGTTTCTTGTGTAGTGCTCATGGGGTGTTCCGTTGATTACCCCCATATTATATGGTCTCTGAGTCCTGGTGTCAAGAGGTGGGTGACGGTTCTGATAGTGTCCACCCTTTTAACTCTGGGACATACTTATGCAAGATTCCATCTCCATGCAGATCATAATCTAATTCAGGATCTGGTTCCCATTCAAAAGTTTGAGTATTTAAGATATAAGTGTCATTAGGACATGGTGGAATGAATGCATTCAGATCTTTATCATACCTATATCCAATCGCAGCAGGATTATTTGTTATGGAAGAATCCATTGAGTATGGAATTTCATTTATTTGAACTTCATATTCTATATCTTCTTCAAGAACGTGTGCATTAATTACAATATTGTTTTCATCTAATACAGCAAAATATTTCATTTAATTCTAGGATATCCTAAGTATGTTCTTTTATCATATATATGATCTTTATATTCACCATTAGCATCTACATAATGTAAAAAAGATTGCAAATACCATTTTTGTGTAAATGGTTCTCTCCAATGATAAAGATCGCAACCGCAATATAAACACAAGTCTCCAGGTTCTAATAATATTTTAACTGGATTTGATTTATCTTCATTTTGACTGAAGTAAATTGGATTAATATCTTCTCCATCAGGAACACCTAATGATATAGTTGCAGATATTTCACAAGATGGTCTGTCTTTATGAATGAGTAATTCATCACCATTACCATAGAGTCTTGTGTATGAATATGTTGGAAGTAAATTAATACCTGATATTTTACTCAATGCATCTTTGGAAGATTCAAGAATAGTTTCCATTAATGAATCCGAATAAAGATAATAACTATTGGGTGCCTGATCATCTCCAAGAATTGCTTGCTCAGATTTAATCCTTAGAAAAAAATATTGTTGTATAAATTCAACAAAATCTGGTTCTAAAAAATTTTTTACAACTTCAAATCCGTATTTTTTAAAAGTCATACTACTCACTTAAATGATGGACCATGAACCCAAGCAACTAGACTATATCTATCTCCCTTTGTTACTGGTGTTACTTCATGTAATGTATATGAAGGAAAGGTCACCATATATCCTTTTTCCTTATGTATAATTATTGGTTCTTGGGAAGTGTATAATTTTAATTCCCCACCTTCATACTCTGAAGGATCTGATAATTGCAGAACCATACTCAATTTACGATTATGTGGTAGATTCCAATTTAATGGATCTATATGTGACTTATAACATCCATTTTCTTTATCACTATAATATGTAAATTGTAATGTCTCAATTTGTGTAAGATCAAAATTAAAAAATTTTAAATTATTTTGATTGACTATTTCAGTCAATCTTTTATAAATCCAACTAGTATGTTCATTTGGAGCAATCCAAGATGTGAAAGATCTACGATGGTCTAGACAATTTTCTCCTAATCCTCCAGTTTGTGCCCTTTGTATTCCCAGTCTTTTACCAATTACTTTAATACGACCAATTTCATCGTCGGAAAATATTTCATTATTCCAACAATATTGAGTTTGTTCTTGTGATTTTAAGTACCAGTATTGTCCCCAAGAATTTTTAATGGGGTCAACAAGATTATCAAAAGAATTTTTGTAAGTTAAGTACTTGGAAGTCATAAATTTATTTTAGAAAAATCATATACATTCTCACAAGAATCTATTTGTTCATAAACATTCATTTCAAGATTAGTATAATGATCGATATGTTCTTCTATTTTATCACATATTTCTTGAATTTGAATTTTATTAAAAGTGTGATATTTATTGTTAATTTTATAATTGAATTTGTCAACAGATTGAATTTTTTTTATCCAAAAAGAATATCTTGTTTTTTCATCAGGAATAATTTTAATTCCATTATATTCAATTGGTAAATTTTGTTTTTCTTGTATTGTTTTTGAAAAAATATATTTTAGTTGATTTTTATTCAACTCTAAATTTTCTTTTGAACTTGAGTATTCTTTGATATATTCTGAATTAATTCTCACCCATCCAATATTAAGATTACCAGACCAAGTTAAATCTCTTAATTCTTCATCGCTAAAATTTCCTGGATGAGCAATATTATTCCAATAATCTGGAATTTTTTGAATTTTATCAATAATTATTTTTTGTTCATTATCAACTAAAACAAAATAATCATTCAGCATCTTCTTTTGACTGCTCAATTGCTTTAATATTTTTTGCTTTTACTGCCTCTAATTCTGCTCTTTGTTCATCGCTAAGTTGCCATGGTGCAGTGCCTATCCAATGAACACTTGGAGGTAAAGAAGTATCCCATCCTCTCCAAGTTGCAAAGTCTTGTCTTGGTCTCATTGCAACTTCTAATCCAGCAGCGGCTGCAAGTTGATTGATAATTTCAACCGCTTCTACAGGTTGAAGAAGATACCAAAGATTTGAGAAATCTCCACGCATCCCAACTTCTATAATACCACCAGTTGTTGTTCCAACTGTAAATGATCTTGCTCTTGTTTGACTTTGCTGTAGATTAGCAAGTTCATTTTCTTCATAAAGTTCATGAATTTTTTGACGAGTCTTTGATAATTTTTTAGGTGCCATAATTAATTTCAATAGGTATTTTTATTTATTGTGAGTTCCAAGAGATGGTTACAAATCCTCCAGGAGGAACAATTATTGGATATGAAGTCTGTGGTGTAACTACAATTCCTGGAGAAGTTGATGGGGTTGCAGTACCACCAGCGCCACCAGCATTTGATGTACCAGAATTTCCTGCTGCGCCAGTGGTTCCTGGATTTCCATTTGCTCCTGCACCTCCGGCAGATCCATTACCACTTCCTCCACCTCCACCGCCTCCTGCGGCACCAAATCCACCAGTTCCAGTTGATGCACGAGCACCATTTCCACCACTCGCAGCACCGGTTCCTCCATTTCCACCAAAAGCAGTTCTGCCTAATGGAAATCCACCAGCTTGAGTTCCTCCAGCATTTCCTGGATTTCCTCCAGGGTTTCCACCAGCACCTCCATTTCCAGCAACTGCTCCTGGAATTGGTCCAACTAAACCTCCACTGTTTCCTCCTCCACCACCATTTCCTGCAGATCCTCCAGGACCACCGGTTCCAGCATTTCCTGGGTTTCCAGATCCACCAGAATTTCCTGGATTCCCACCACCTGCTGTTCCTGCAGAACCGCCAGGAAAAGTAACTCCTAATGCAGAAGAAGATGCTCCTATAGTTCCAGCATTTCCTGCCGTTCCAGCATTTCCTGGATTTCCTGCAGAACCAGCATTTCCTGGGTTAGCACTACCCACTGCTCCAGTATTTCCGGCGTTTCCTGCGGCACCAGGATTAGGAGTATTACTTACTGGACTTGGGTTGAAATTTCCAATTGCTCCACCATTACCCCCTCCCACAACACTTCCACCAGCATTTGCTCCTACATTACCAGGGCTTCCACTACCTCTAGCAAGACCGCCGCCGCCTCCACCACCACCTGTTCCAGAACCACCAGATGAACCGGTTCCACCAGTTCCTCCAGCACCACCAGTTCCTCCATTACCAGCGGTTCCTGGGTTTCCTGGATTACCATCACCACCTTTTCCTTGAACAGTAACTCTTAAAAGTCTAGCCGGAGTTGTCCAAGTTCCTGGAGCATTAAAAGTAATACTCCCACCGGCGGTCATTGGTCCTCTATATTTTTCTCTAGAAGCTGCCATTTATTCTAGATAAAACCAACCAGTTATAATGTATTTAGATTTATCACCATGAACTACATTACCCCTATGTGGATGTGTAAATCCAGCAGGCCAAAGTATCATACAATTTTCTTTTGGAGGTATTCTTAATTTCTGATATAAAAACTCCGTTTCTCCAGCATCATTAATATTATTTAAGTATAGAGAATAAACCAAACATCTATTTGCACTCTCATCATTTCCTTGTTCACAATGCCAAACGTGATATCCTGCACCAGGAACAGTTTTTTGCATTTTTACAGAAGTACATTTTAAATTTAAATCTTTAAGGATATCAAACTGATCAGTATATTCATCAAAACAATTTTGTAATCCAGTCATAAAAATATTCATCACCGAAACATCATTAAATGAACTTAAAACATGATTTCTTAAATTCAAAAAATAAAAATTATCTTCTTTTCTTGTTTTTGTAGTCCCTTCTTCATCCTGCCTATTTCCGCAAGAACCATTACTGAGCATTCTTTCAAACTCTGAGATCATATGGTTACAAAATCCATCTGGATATACATTTTCGTACATTCCTATAAAATCAATATATTTTGAGTTCATATTATTAATAATTAAGCATAATTATATAGTGATAGAATTCCGTACCAGTTTGTTCCTCCATCAAAACTGAAGAATGTGTATACATCAGTTTTATTTGCATCAGTTGTTCTTACTGGTGCTGCTCCATTTGGCCATTTAACAGAAAGTGGCCATGTAATACTTCTTCCAGCGGTCGCATCATTTGTTAAAAATAGAGTAAATGCAAATGCACCTGTGGGACAACCAGTTAATGAAAATGTCATTGAAGTAATGTTTGCATTTAATGTTGCCGTCACAAAGTTTCCATTTGATAATGCAAAAGTTGGTGTGGCACCCGTATTTCCAAAAGCATAAACAACTTCTGCATAATTTTTTAAAGTTCCACCATCTAAATTTGCTGCAGTTCCTGCAGTAGATCCTTGAATACCTTGAATACCCTGGCGACCTTGAATACCTTGTGTACCAGTGATTCCTTGAATACCTTGAGTTCCTGTGGTTCCTGTGGTTCCTTGAGTACCTGTAGTGCCTTGTGTACCAGTGGTTCCTTGAGTACCTGAAGTACCTTGAGTTCCTGTAGTACCTTGAGTTCCTGTAGTACCTTGAGTTCCTGTAGTACCTTGAGTTCCTGTAGTACCTTGAGTACCTTGAATACCTTGAGTACCTTGAATACCTTGTCTTCCTTGGATACCTTGTATTCCTTGAGTACCTTGGATACCTTGAGTACCTTGGATACCTTGAGTACCTTGGATACCTTGAGTACCTTGGATACCTTGTCTTCCTTGAATACCTTGAGTACCTTGGATACCTTGAGTTCCTTGAATACCTTGAATACCCGCAGCAAAAGGAGTAGTCCAACTAACTCCAGCACCAGTTGAAATTAAAACAGATGCTGCAGCACCAACATTATTGTAAATGTCACTCAAACCAGAATTAAGTTTAATAGTATTAGAGAAAGTGGAAACTCCAGTAACATTTAATGCACCTCCAACATTAAGATTTTTTTCAACTCCAAGGCCACCTTCCGTAATGATTGATCCAGTATCTTTACTTGTAGATTCCGTAGTATCATTTACATAAAGAGAATCATTGATCTGAGTTGTTCCTGCACTAGAATCAATGATAATGTTACCAACATTACTACTGATAGTGTTAGTATCTATCTCAATGTTATCAAAAGTTCCTACACCAGTAACACTTAAATTATTAATATTGACTTGAGATGAAAATGTCGAAACACCAGATACGTTTAGTCTATTTAAAGTGGTGGAATTATAAACCTGAAGATTTTGAGTTGTTGTAAGACCAGTTACACCTAAATCATTATTAACATTGACCTTCTGTAAAAATGTTGAAATACCAGTTACATAGAGTTGAGTTACATCAAGTGCTCCAATAAACTTAGATGCAGTGATAATTCCTGTAAAAAATGCACTTGTTCCTGTTACAAATCCAACAGTAGCGACACCAGTAACTAAAAGATTGCGAGTTGTTGTAACATCAGAGACTCTAAGATTATCAATAGAAACTCCACCTCTAAAAGTAGATACACCTAAAACATCCAATAGTTGAGTTGGTATAGTACTTCCAATACCAACACGATTGTTATTAAAATCATAATAAAAATTATTTGCACCATCTACAAGTCCAGCAGAATTATGAAACTGTACTTGTCCTGTAGTTCCACCAGCACCAGACCTCACAGAATCTGGATTAACCCAAAGAACTCCACCGTCAGAGGTTTTTACAAGTAAATTGCCAGTATTTCCAGGTTGATTAAGATAATCATAAATTGTTCCGGTAAGTCTCAAATCACCCTGAAGGTGAAGTTTTTGTGTTGGAATTGTTGTTCCAATCCCGACAAAATTATTAGCAGTTGTAGTAATTGCTGTTCCACCAACACCTACAGTAATTCTATCACCAGCAGATAAAAGACCTATAGATGAGTCAAACTTTAATTTTGATGATGTTGAAAAATCATTAGAAGTATTGAATAAAATTTCTTGATTATTTCCTGGTGCAAATACTTGAATTTTAGCAAGATTACTAGTTGGTGATAAAACTGATGCTGATACTGCCGTCCCAACAAAATTAAGTTGAGTTATACTACTTAATGTTCCAACAAGAACGTTATCATCAAAAACACTAATTGAACCTGGGATAATTCCACCTTGATTAGGAATCCAGTATCTTTCTCCTGGGTTAGATCCTTGAACAGAAACAACAATATATTGTTGTCCCGGAGGTACAGGTTTTGCAGCAAAAGATGATGGACCTACTAATGGATCTCCAAGATTTGGTTCTGCATTTTCAATAGATAAGTATGTATATCTATCTGATTGTAACTTGGACTGTGGCGTTACCCTGGAACGCCCAGAAAGATACTTTGGCATAATTATGTTGTACTATTTTCTAGAATGCTGCAAATAAATTCCATTTGAAGTGGCCCCACTAAACCACCACTAACATATGTATGTGCGATTCCAGTGACTGTTCCTGAATTGGTTACAAACGTTTTAGAAGTTCCTACACTTCCAATAATTGATTCTATGGTAAAAGATTGTTGTGGGGATGGGAAAATTGTAGTAGTGATTCCGTAATTTCCAGCACCACAAGTAAATGAAAGTCCACTCATTGTGACTTCATCGCCAATGTTAAAATTATGAGCACTAATAGTTGTAACAGTTGTAATTCCTGTAGTATTATCATATAAACAGTTAGTTACCGAAACAATTCCCGATTGTGTTCCTTCAATCACAAGAGAATCAGTAACAACTGCAGTTCTTTCTAATACTAATCTACCGTCAATAATTATAAGAGAATCATTTTGAGGAACCTCAGCATCTTTTATGATTCTGTTATTTCTTGTATTACCAAAAGTTCTCTGAGAAGTACTTTTTCTTCGATGTGTTAAAGTAACTGTTGGGAATGTGTTTACGCCAACATTTGCAACTTGCGCGTAAAGAACAATAGCAGAAACACCAGTAGGTGCCGTATATACAGTCTGCTCTCCTGGAGCAACAGGAACTGCAATTGTTAAAAACTTATTAAGTGGTGCGACTGCCATATTTTACCTCAACGCAAGTATGAGCGGTGTAACTTCTGCTTGAATTGCTTTACTGAAGTCTCTTCCTCTAATTGTAGAGGTAGGTTGATTGATTTGAAATCCTTCGCCAATGTCAAAATTACCTTTTTGATCTGTACTTGTAAATGGAATTTGTGCTCCATCTAAAGCAACAATTTCGTTTGCTTTAATTGGAACACCCCCAGTAAAGGGTGTTGCTGTATTTATATCAGTACCGGTACCGATATATTCGAAGGAGTGTGAACTAGTTAAAATTCTACTGATTCTTCTAAATGAAACTTGTTCTCCACCAAATAATTCATAAGGAATAAATTCAGTAAATGTAACTGTTGTAATTCCTGCAGAATTTGCAGTTGCAGAATCAATTGCATAGTAAATTGGTCGTGTAACCACTTCTGCAGTTGCGCTTCCACCATCAATAAAAACTTCTAAATTTTGTGTTGGTAGATAATTTCTACCACTATTTACAATATCAATAGAAGTAATTGCACCTGTAACTTCATCAATATTTGGACTTAGTTCTGCAATAATCCCTTGTGGGCCTTTTGGTTGTTGAGAATTATCATTACTATCACGAATGATAATAGTTGGTGGAGAAGCAGCACTATATCCACTTCCACCATTTGTAACTATTATTTCTTGAATATCAACCATTGGATCTTGAATAACACCACTACCAACCGCATCTGGATAGTTACTGAGATCTATCTTGAAGAACAATGTTTGACCATCATAAGGTCTTCTTGATCCTCCTACATTTTCAAAAGTAACAATATCACTGCTAGCATCAACCCCCGTTTGTCCTCTGGTTGGAGGATAAGTACCTACAGTTCCTGTAAATTCTGTGGATCCAATTCCAACAGCGTATAAACCATAATTTCCAAATGAAGAGTTTGAGTTGGTTAAGTCGCAAGAACCACCACTATCACAATAAATTCCAATATCACAATTAATTGTGAAGATAGAAACTAATTGAGCATAACCATTATTTGTAATTGAAACTCCGATACCATTTTCATTATACTGAGTAAAGGAATCACAGACCATACATTTCAAATCATTGCCAATCGTAGATGCAGTGGCATGATCACCATTAATTTTCATACCAATACTGCCGGTCATAAAGTTGGTACAGTTTCTGACATATGGACTTCTCCACCTACCTGTTGGGCCTTCAGTGGCTGGGCCTGGAGCAATATATCCAGAAACCGCATAGTCTGATGGATTAGTTGGAGGGAATGCAACTGCACCACAACCTGGATGATTTACTAAAACACTAGTTCCAGCAAAATTTATATTTTCAATTAAACATCCTCTCCTAACATGAAAAACATCTTTAGTTACATTTGATGGTCTAATAGTAACAAGTCTTAGATCTTGTCCTGTGACTGTAACATCAGTGCGAAGACCGATTGGATTATTTTCAGTATAAACACCAGGTCTAATAACAATTGTATCTCCAGATTGTGCAATTGAAGCAGCAGCACCTACAGTTGCTTTTGCATCTCCTTCAAGCAAACCACTATTTAAATCATTACCATCTTTTGTAACCCAAATTGTATTTTGAGTTTCAACTCCAGGAGGTCTCCAAGATACTCCAGTTCCAACAGATGATAATCGATAATCAAATTTTCCAGAAGCAGTACTATTATTGATATCAATTAAAGAAGAATTGAGTTCAACAGTATTGTTGAAAACTGCAGTACCATCAACATCCAAAGTACTATTGAGTGTTGTAGCACCATCAACATCCAAGGTACTATTGAGTGTTGTAGCACCATCAACATCTAATGTTGCATTTAAAGTAGTATCACCATCAACATCTAATGTTGCATTTAAAGTAGTAGCACCGTCAACATCTAAAGTATTATTAAGTGTTGTAGCACCATCAACATCTAATGTTGCATTTAAAGTAGTAGCACCGTCAACATCTAAAGTATTATTGAGTGTTGTTGCTCCATCAACATCTAATGTTGCATTTAAAGTAGTAGCACCATCAACATCCAAAGTATTATTAAGTGTTGTAGCACCGTCAACATCCAAAGTATTATTAAGTGTTGTTGCTCCATCAACATCTAATGTTGAATCAAATTCAACACTTCCACTAACATGATGATTTCCAAATACATCCAATTTATATGATGGATTTATGATTCCTACACCAGTATTTCCAGATGTAGTAACTACAAAATCATTACCTCCTAATCCAACTTGAAATCTTTCAAAAACATTTGAAGTTCCAATTCCAACATTTGTTAATCTATAAATTGGGGCACTTGCACCTGCTCCAATAAATCCCCATAAATCTTGAGTTTGGATATCTGCAATCCAATTAGGATTACTTGGATTTACAACAGGAATTAATGTATCTGTACCAACTCCTAAACTGTTTATTTGTTTAAAATTAAGAGCGGCAAATGCCTGTGCTAAGTCATTAGTCGGTATAAAAACTCCCTGATCTTGGATGTAAAATCTCGTCATCCTACTTCTTTTATAATGAAATATTTATGATGGATATAGAGGAACCATCTCATCAAGAACAAATATTCCATCAGTTGCAATTCCTGGAACATCTGGTCTCGACTCTGCTATTAGTGGAACCCATCTAATTCCACGTTCGTCTCTTGTTAGAAAATATCCATTTCTGGCGGGATTATTTGTGGAATCATAGATATTCTCATCAATTTTAATACTTCCTGCAACATCAAGTCTTTGTTGTGGATTTACACTTCCAATTCCAATTCTTTCACTAACTGTTACTGTCCCATTAACATCTAATGTTTGTTGAGGATCTGCTGTTGCAATTCCTACACGATTTGTTAAACTACTAGCAGTTAAAGTAGTCCCTCCACAACCAACATCCAGTCTTTGCCTTGCAGTAATTATTCCAGCAACATTTAAATTATCATCAATATAAACACCATCATAAAAATCGGCAAACCCAAAAAAAGTAGATGTACCAACAACTATTAAATTTCGAAATGTTGCTGCTCTACTTTTAACAAAATCATAGTTTAAATTTCCATGAATAGTAACATCTCCATAAAAAATAGCATCACTATTAAAATGAGATTCTAATCCGTAAAATTTACTATTTTCCGATGGAGTCTTATATAATGAAGAAGAATTACTAGACTCTTCAATAGTTTTTCCAATACTTTGAAGTAATTCTTGCTCGTTATTTTTTTTACAAGTCCCAATACCTTCTGCCATATTATATTACCGCATCAATTACAGTATCTACAATATTATCAACAATTACATCAACTGTTTTGTTAATAAAATCAATCCCAACAAAACTATTTTCAAAGACTTTACTTGTAAAATCTATATTTAACAATGATGGTATGTTTCCACTAGTTCCTTTTAAATCAACTCTTTGACCCTTAACCATAATACGACCATCACCACCCATCATTGAAATATTTCTACCAGCCTTGAAATGAATATCCTCCTCAGCTTCAATCATAATATTAGTAGCATACAAACGAATCATTCCGTTTGCTGAAATGGAAACATTTCCATTGTTTCCAATAATAACTACATCTTCTCTTCCTTCTTCATTTTTAGATCCACCAGAAATTTGAATAGTATGGTCATTGTAAACGGAAAATAATCCAGCACTACTTAGACTAATTGAAGACTGATTATCACCATTATCTGTTACACCATAGATTTTATAAACATCAGTACCATTCAAACCCATTTGTGGATTTGCAGTATCAATTCTAAAGTTAGGATTGAAACTGATTAATTGTCTTTTGTAAATATTTTTATTTCTTTCTGCCATTTTATGTTGGGCAATCTATGGATATTTGAACTTGTTGTGAGAAGAGATTTGTGTCTGCTGCATCTGGAGAAGCAGGTATATTTGCAGATTCTTTAAGAGCACCAATTACAGGGCGCAATATTGCACCAAAACCATTATCAGATGTAATAGTTAAAGATGGAAGACCATCAACAATATTATTTAGAGGTGTGACCTGATAGATGCTACCATTAACAATCTGATAATCATACTCATTTCCAAAATCATCAGTTATAACAGTCGTCAAATCATCATATCCATTTCCACCTTCTTCAACCAATATTTTTAATACTGAAAATTCTGCAATATCTCCAACAGAATAATTTTCACCTTCAGATACCATATAAATGGACGCAACTTCTCCATCCGAATTAAGAAGTGCTCTTGCAACAGCACCATATCCCTGATCTGCATCATCAACAATTTCTATAAATGGTGGGAATTTATATCCTGATCCTGGATTTGTTAATTGTACACCTATGACACTTGCTGTAACATTTCCATCCGGATTTGTAACAAGATTTCCAAAAATTGGAATTGCTGTTGCACTAGATCCTCTTCCACCAAAAATATTAATAACTGGTGGACTTGCAAATTGCAATTCTCCAGTAAAACATTCTGTTACCAACTCAGCACCAGAATTGATGACATTTGTTATATCACGAATATTGGTATAAGTATTAACTAATGAATTTTCAATAGATGATTTAGATCCTGAATAAGTTCCACCAACAGTCCATTCATTTACAAGACCCTTATAATTATCCAAACTTTGATTGCAAGCAAATCCTACTCCAAATTCAGAAAGTATTCCGATTGCTTCGCGGAGTAAGTTTCCAACATTAAAATCTGAGAAGAATTGAAGTATATTCTGAACTGCAGATAGTGGGCCTTCAAATAATGTTTCAAGTACTCCAACAATTGAATTAAGAAGTGTACCTGCAAATTGATCTGCCGCACAACTCACAAATCTTTCTACATTTCCAACAGTTGAATCTAAAATATCATAAACCAGATCCTTCATAATTTCAACTGCTTGACCAGCAATACATGCAAATGCCTCTTCAAGTGCTTTTACAGGTAAAACCATTGCCTTTTGTGCAGCAACTCCAGCAAGATGGGCTTTAACTTTACTTCCTGTTGCTGCAAGAACTTTGGCAAAAACTAATTTATAAAGAAGATCCAAACCTCTTTGTAGTATATCAATTAATTTTTCAATTAAAAAACTAAATATGCCACCAATTAAATCATTACATAGAATAACAATTTTGTCCGCTGCTTGACGAATGACTTGACTTATTTTTTCAACATTACCCTGAAGATTTTTTATTTTACGAATAAGATTTTTTACTATCGATTGAATCTTATCAATTCTTGTATTTTTAACAGTATTTGCTAAAGGAATTTTGTTTCCAATGGCAAAGTTTTCTGAAAAAACTTGATATCCAACTCTTTCTGATATTGCTTCCGCTTGTTGCTGTGTAACACTAGGAGGAGATGGATTTGAATCTTCTCTAACTTCATTCGTTTGGTTTTGAGTTACTTTTGCGGGTTTAACTTTATCAGAGTACCCGGTGAAAGGAACAAACGGAGACTGATAAGTCGTTGAAGGAACTGAAAAAGTTCTACCAAATGTTGCTAGAATAACTGGGATTTGTGCATTATCACCATCTAAAAAGAATCCAAGAACTGTATCTCCTGGTTGTAGTTGCACACCAGTTGCAACATTCGCAGCACCACTTCCTGCAGTTGTTGGAATCAAACACTGTGCCCAAGGAAGATCCTCATTAGGAAGTTCTGCTTCACTATATGGGTGATATCCAATAATCCTTACCTTAAATCTATTACCCCATCCTTTACCATCTACTTGACCTCCCATATCAGAGATGGGAGGAATCTGCCCTATCCACCAACGAAATCCATCTCTACCGATAAAATTACTTTTAAGAAGTGACTCGTCTATCATTTATTATACCTTTTTATTGATTCCAAAAGTATCTCTTACCAGTTTCATTGATGTATATGAATTATTTACATCAAAATGATGACACAGTTCCTTAATCATATATAGTCCACTAGTTTCAGTGTCATATTCTTTTGCATCAGATTGAGTGATTTTTGGAAATTGACATTCGATTACATCACCTGCTCTTAGATTTGTATTCGATGGTACAACAACATTTAAAGTTTGTGTGAATAAAATATTATATCTCATTAAAGACTGTGATTGATATAGTGATTGATCTGAATTAATATCAGTTGAAACACCAGGATCCATTGTACCAACATCATAAACTGCTGTTATAATTCTTGTTGGCACATCACCCAAAGTCAAATCAGACCCTTCAGATAATGGTGGAAGTTTAAGTTGACTACCTAAATTATTGGTTTTTCCAACATAATCCTCAAGTTTAAATAGACCATCCTCTGGACTTGAAAAAGAAAAATCTAAAGGATTGAAAAACATCCTATGACTTGCATAAGTACCAAGTTTTAGTTTTTCAAGTAAGTTTTGATTTTTTTCAACATGATAGTTTAAGATTTTAAAATCATTATTTACTTTCAACTCTTTATCATCATATGAATCTTGAGATTGTGTATAAGTATATGTTGCTTTTGGACTCTGTTCTAGTAAATCATCAATAGATCTAAATTGAAATCCGTCTTGAGTTTGATAGAATAAAAATCCTGCAGTTCCACTTCCAGATTTTTCTGGAACTGCCTTTGATGCTAACCAAATTAAAAGGGTAAAAGGTTTTCTTAAATTTCCAATAAATCCATACTTATTTGAAGACTTATCTATCTTTCCTAGTTTATTTGTCTTTAAATAATCTTTTAAAATATTTTCTACAGAATCACTAATTTTATTTTCAACTTTAAATTTCTTACCTACTCTTACAGTCTCATTTGTGATTGCTTCTCTTGAAACTAAATGTAGGGTAAAAGTTTCTCTATTTGTTTCTGCAATTACATCAGTAATACTAGAGACATAAAAGTAATCTTCTACCTTTTTTGAAAAATCTAATCCTGGATTTGTTGCAGAATTTCCTGCAATTTTTAATGAAAGTCTTTCTCCACCTCTAAGAGGCAATCCATTATATATTGACTGTTTATCTCCATCTTGATTGCTTTCTGGAGCAATAACATTTCCATTGTCAACTACTTTGATTTTTGCAGTAATTGTAGGAGAAAATATATCTTCAAAGTATTCAAAAAGAATTGCACCACCTATGAGACCAATAGACCTAGATCTATCATTTGATTCTAAAGTTAACTCATCGTATAAGGACTTTTTAATTGACATTATAGGTATGCTAAGTCGAGTAGAAGTTTATTCTTAATAAAATTATTTAACAGTTTAAATTCACTTATTGTTGGAGTGACAGACGGTTGTTGTTGAGATGGATATGATACTTGAGGTTGTGATGGTTTTGTAGCATCAATTAAAACCATTTGAGATCCTTTTCTCTCAGGTGTAATTGCAGAAGGTTGTGATGGTTTTGGTTGTGCTGAGATTTGTGCTGGTGGCGTACCACCAAAAGGAGAAGATGCTGAAAAACCATATTCAATTGGATCTATTATATTTTTTCTTGGACGACCAACTTCACCTAAACGAGGAGAAACTTCCCAGTGCAAATGAGGCCCTGTAGAACTTCCAGTAGAACCAACATACCCAACAATAGTTCCAGATGAAAGTTGTTGTCCTTTTTTTACTTTCGGCATTTCACGAAGATGTCCATAAAAATGTTCAATTCCTTTAGAATCAAGATAAGCAACAAAATATCCATAACCAGATTCATATCCAACATCCGTAATTTTTGCATCACTAATTACCGAAACCGGTGTTCCTTTGTCAATTGCAATATCTCTACCAGCGTGAATTCTCCCTCTACTTGGACTATATCCTGCTTTTTCTCCGACAGAAAATCCTAATTTTTTTAAATCTAGTGTTGATTTTTTTGACTGTGCTTGTGGTGGAGTTATTACATTAGATGCTTGACTGGTTTTTTCTTTACTAGGTGATCTAAATGATTTAATAAAAGAATTATGTATTTTTCTTCTTTGAGTATAAACATCTTTACTGGGATTTTCCCAGTTTCTCATAAAATCATCTGCGGCTTCTTCTGGGCTACTAAATTGTTTTTTTAGATATAATGGAGTATTCTCATCATTTTTTATAGCATAATCTATTTGTGCTTTCCAATTATTTCTCCAATCGGGAACTGCTTGTAAAAATCTTCTTTTTCTTGATGGGAATGTATATTGGAACAATCCAATACCTGCAGTTCCTCTACCATTTTCATCTGCTGCAATTTTAAAACTACTTTCACCCTGAATATTTGCCAAAATTCCTAAAGCATGTATGTGAGAAACTCCCATTTGCCTCAAATGAGAGTAAGCTGCTTGAGGATTAAGAACTCCAGATGATGTTGTTTCTGGGCCAGTATAGGGAGTAATAGGAGATGTGCCTCTTTCCTGAGGGATTGGAGGGAACATTGTATCTGGTTGCTTTTCTTCAAGTCCGGGTGCCTTCTCACCAGTTTCTAACGATTCTGTTAATGGTGTTGTAAAAAGTTTAAAAGTATCTGTAATATTAGTTCCTAAATCTTGAACAGCAAGATTTAACTCTTCAAAAGATCTTGCAACAGTTCCTTCTCCAGCAAATTGATCAAAATCTAAGCGAACAATTGCATCTAATGAATATCCTAAAGTCTGACCAAAAGATTTAATTATAACTTGCATACTATTCACCATACTATACATTGATCTTCCAAAAGAATAAATTCTAGATATAAACTCCTGCCCCATGAAAATCCATCTTGGTAGATTTTCTACAATCCAACCAGCAGTAATAAATCCCAAAAATCCTAATAATCTTCCTAGAGGGCCTTTATCACTTCTTGAGGTAAATGAAAGTCCTAACTGTGGAGATGTAGATACTTTTGTTGATTCAAGTCTATCTTCAAGTTCTTGTCTTTTAGATGCTTCTTCTCTTCTAGAACTTAAAACATTAGATCTTGCAAATAATTCTCTTTTAACTCTAGTATTTGTTGCAACAATTCTCGAAATATTATCTACAGATTCATTTACCGATGATGTACTTTTCTTAGTATCAGATAAAGTCTTAGAAATACTTTGAATATTAATAGATGACTTCCTGAGAGATTCTAGTAATGCCATGTTACATCACCACGTTATAATTTAACTGCGAATATAGGACATAAAAGTTATCAGGATTTGCAGAATTAATTAAAGGAACATCAGTCAAGGATCCATTTGTTAATGGTGGATTTGGTTGTTGTTGTTGATCATTTGACGTTTTAATCATTGTCAAAGATGGTTTTGGTTCTGGTAACTGACCAACTTGCTGAGGTTCTTTTGGTGGTATTGATATTTGTGCAGGACTTATTTCTGCATTTTCAGTTTTTGGTGGTTGATTCATGCTAGCAGAATCTTTCAATTTCATTTCATTCCAATCATAACCTTTTGTCTGTGCCCAAGTTTTTGCCTGTTGTTGTTGATCTGGCGTCATTTTATTCCAAGATTCTTCAATTCTTCCTCTTGCCATTGGATTATTACGATACTGCCAAGCCATTTCAAAATTTTTAACCATCTCTGCACTTGGTTGTGTTGCAGCAGGAGTAGGTGTTGCTGTTGAAGTTTCGGCAGCTGCTGGAGGGGAAGTTGTAGAGGACGCAGGTTGCCCCATCATTGAAGTTTGTGGTTGTGCCGCTGGCGGTGCTGATGATGGAGTTGGTTTTGGAGAAGCGGATGGAGGAGTTGATGTTGGTTTTGTCGATTCAGCAAGTGGTTTTTTTGATTGCTCCTTTCTTTTTGCATCTTCAAATTCTTTTTTCTTCTTCTGTAATAATTTTGGATCTGCTCCAGTAAGATTTGAACCAAATAATTCTGCAATTTGATCTAATGTATAAGTTGCACCCGCAACCGCTCTAATTCCTCTAAATATTCCACCACCAGGAACAAAAGTTAAAGCCGATAATATAGCATCAACTTTTTCCCCGTTCATCCAATTCATCCATCCAGTTAAACCATTAATTAAACCACCAATTAATCCTGGACCTCCCCCTCCAGGTTTTGGTCCTCTGATTGGTGGAGCACCACCAGGTTTTGGACCTTTAGGTAACAATGCTGCAGCAATAGCAAGTGGTTTTGTGATTAATAATTTCGTTAATCCTGAAGCAATTCCTGAAATCGTTCTTGTAATTAGTGAAAATCCTGCTTTAATGGCAACCAATCCACCAACTGCTATTCCAACATTTTTGAGAATATTGAATCTAATTTCATTAAAAAGTTTTGTATTCCCTTCTTCCGATGCTTTTATTGCTTGAACAGTTTGATTTGTTAACCATCCACCAAATAAAATTCCAAGAGCTGCTCCTATTCTACCAAAAATATCATTTACTCTTGGAACTAATTTTTGTACAGGTTCAGCAACTGCATTTTGAATCTTTTGTTCTATTTCATTCTCTTTTCCAATTCTAATCTGTCTTTCTGTTAGTAGTCTTTGTTTTTCTTGATCTGCTCTGACTTTATTCTGATCTTCTACTGCATCTTGTTGAAGGAGAAGTGCAATACCAGAAAGACCCGTTCCTAATTTTACAATATCTGTTCTTATCGATTGAAGGGTCGAATTAAATCCCAGAAGAGCTTGTTCTTGTCCCCTAGACAACTCTGCATTTTGTGCATCAGATTGTGCTCTTCTGTTCTCAATATTTTGAAAAACTGATGCATCAATAGTAGATTTTTTTAAAAGAGCAGTTCGAACTTCTTGAGACAAAGGAGATCCCGTAACTGGATCAACACCAGATCTACCAACTTTTTCGGGATCTAACTCAGCCATTTGTAGAGTTCTTTAAGTTTTCTTCTTCAATATATTGTTTTAGAAGAGATATATAAACTTCTCTCTCCCAAGGAATCATATTTTCTATCTCTGTCAATGAATATTTATGATGCTGAATCAGAGAAAAATTTGTTCTATAATATGACTCAAGACTTTCATGAGACATTCCTAAGCGAAAAAACTTGATAGTCCCTCCAATAGTACTTCACTTTCAACTTTTGTATTTGGGTTTTTGATTTTAAGAGTATGAGAAAGTTTAGGCATTGTTGCAAAAAACTTTTCAACTTCCTTAAATTGTTTTGAACTTAGTTGTTCAATAAACTCAGACAATTCTTTTTGAGTGCAGTCAGACGCAGACCAAGATTCTTCTTCATTATATACTTGCTCCATACAAGAAATAATAAGATTGAATGTATCATCAACACTCATATTAAAATCATTTCCAAAATTAGATTTAATAAACTCATTCATTGATGGATATTTCATTCTTAAAGTTAAGTTATCATCAAGTTTAATATCTCTTGAATGATTTTCATCAACATTAATTTCAATATCATCAAGATTAATACTTACAGGAACTTGAGTTTGTCCATCGTCAGGGCAAGTAATTAAAACATCAACTGTTTCTCCAACAGATTTACCACGAATATTGAGAAACAAATATTCAATATCAAAGGTTGCAAGTTCTTCAACTTTGATTCCTTTAGTTAAAATACAATTATTGATTACAGTTTTAACAGCATTTGCAATTTGCTTTGGATCTTCACTCTCCATTGCAATGATAAGAATTTTCTCTTCTTTTACAAGAAAAGGGCGATACTTAATTTCTTTTTTAAGGGATGGAATTTCTAAAGAATATGAAGGAGTCGCAATTTTAGGTAATGACATTTTCAACTACAAATATGATCAAATTATTTATCTGTTAGAACTACGAATCTCTGCATTTCCAGATCTATAAAGAGACTGTGCTAAAGTTTGGCCAGCGGGAAATAATTCTACACCATTTGATGGTATAGATCCAGGAGATCTTGGAACTAATCTTGGTTTTGGTTGAGAAGGTGGTTGTGATTGAGGCTGAGAAGGAATTATATTATTATCAGTATTTGTAATATAATCTACACTATAAGATTTTCCAATTACATAACGATCAATTTTAAATGATACTTGCATCTTTAGAATATCAGACTGTCCGTAAGAAACTGGTATTGATGCAATATTATATGGATATAAACCAATAAAAGTATACTCTATTTCTCTCTGATAATCACGGTCAAATTTGATAATTCTTGTTCTATTTGATTTATAATATTCTGGATATTGCATTCTTATGAAATAACCCCGATCAACATTACTATTAATTGGTAAATTATTCCCATTGATTGGATCCGATGATCCACTTGCAATAAACTCCATCCAATGCTCTAAGAATTTTAATGTATTGTAATTATTATCAACATAGAATTCAAGACTTATATCTTGATAAACTCTTCTGTGAGCAAAAGTTTCAGTGATGCCAATATAGTTTCCATCAATATTGACAGTTGCAAGTTGTGTTGTTGGAAGAGAAGCATTATGGCATAAGAGACCTGCATCTTCAGCAATAAATCTGGATGTTACTCCTCTTCTTGTTAAGTAATTTATTAGTTCTGTGGGTAATCCACCAAACTTAACTTCATAGTGAGAAGTTTGTGCAAGATTAGTAAATAGTGGTCTGATATCCGATATCCTACGTGGTGTTGCCACTCTAAATACCTATTATGAGTTTCTTGTTGTAAGTATTTAGATGTCATATAAAGGAAAATTTAAACCTTCTTATCCTGAAAAATATAACGGAGACCCCACAAATATTATCTATCGTTCTTTGTGGGAAAGAAAGTTTTGCGTCTATTGTGATACAAATGAAAGAATCATTGAATGGTCATCAGAAGAAAAATGCATTCCCTACCGTTCTCCTTTAGACGGAAAAATTCACCGTTACTTTCCGGATTTTCTTATTAAAGTTAAAGAATCTAATGGTTCAATCAAAAAATATATGATCGAGATTAAACCATCAAAACAAACTGTTCCTCCCACTAAACCACAAAGACAAACGAAAAAATATATTGCGGAGGTTTATGAGTACGCTAAAAACCAATCGAAGTGGGAAGCAGCAAAAGAATGGTGTGCTGATCGTGGTTATGAATTTAAGATCATTACCGAACACGAATTAAAAATTAAGTAATGGCACTCACTGGATACGAAAAACCATTAAAAGATTATACAAAAGAACAGTTAATTGAGATTGCTGAATCTTATAAGATATATTATACCACAGCAAGTGGTGTAGGAAAACTAAGTGGATATCGTAGATTAACAAAAGAACAGTTAATTGGCATTATTAAAAATGATTCTGATTATATTGATGCTAACCCAAAAGCACCCAGAAGAATTGATGGGAAAAAAAGAACAAATCGTTTTAAAAATTTTAAAGAATCTTTGATGGGAGATGAGAAACCGGAAGATTTAATGAATGAAATTATATCAAGACTAAGTGGAACAGAGAGATTATATCCATCACCAGGAAGATATTACACATACATTTACTATGCTAAGACTCCTGGCATTCTTTATGATCGCCACCCTTTAATTTTGGCAGGAGATATGTTACCAAAAGGATTTCGAGGATTTAATTATCATCTCGGAAAAATTAGACAATATAATACTGAGGATAGTGATCGATTAATCAGTGGTTTATACGAATTAACTCAACAAGAATTTGCAATCTTAAGATCTGTTCCTTATGGAAAATTAATTCAAAACTAACAATAAATAGTTAGAAAAAGTAAATGGCAGGAACATTAAGATATCCTCTTAGTAATATTGGGCCACAGGATGATTACTTTAAAATACAAATTGTTGAATATAAGGCACCAGGTCTAAATTTAACTGGAGGGTTCGCACAAAGAACTACTGAAGAAGCGTTGCAGCAAAGTGGAAGCATCAAAAGATCTTTGGCAACTATTATTTTACCAATGCCTGCAACAATTCAAGATAACAATGCTGCTGATTGGCAATCAGGTACAATGAATCCAATTGCATCTTATTTTGCATCTGGAGGATTGGAGGCAATACAAAGCGGAAATTTTGTTAGTTCTTTGGGAGGAACTGTTTCTAAATTGTTTACGGATATTGGAGCAGCTGCACAAACTGGAGAAGGTCAATCCGGATTAGCAGCAGGTGCAGCCGCTTTGGCAGTTCAATCTGCATTAGGTCAGGGAAGTATTAATCAAATTATTTCAAGAGCAACTGGACAAGTATTCAATGAAAATGTTGAATTACTCTTTAATGGTGTAACAATGCGTCCAGCATTTAATTTTACATTTGATATGGTTCCAAGATATAAAAATGAATCAGATACAGTTAAAACTATAATTCGAACTTTGAAAAAAAATATGACTCCTCAAAAAGGAAGACCTGGAGTAGATGGTGGAGGTCTTTTTGTTAAAGCACCAAATGTTTTTAAATTAGAGTACATGAGTGGAGGAAAACAACATCCATTCTTACACAGTTTTAAACCATGTGCTTTAACACAAATGAGTGTTAATTATAATGGATCTGCACAATATGCAACATATGCTGACGCAACTCCAGTTCATATGCAATTAATTTTACAATTCCAAGAACTGACACCAATTTATGCAGAGGATTACAAAGATTCAGACATAGGAGTTGGATACTGATGACTTATTTCAGAGAACTTCCAAATTTAGAATACCAATCATTCTTATCAGATTCTAATTCATCTGACCAGTATTTGCTTGTCAAGAATCTTTTCCGTAGGGTTAAACTTCGTGACGATTTACAAAATGTTTTTACTGTTTTTGACAAATATCAAATTGCAGATGGATCTAGACCAGAATTAGTTGCTCAAGAACTTTATGGAAGCACTCAATATGATTGGGTAGTCATCGTATCTGCAGGAATTACAAGACTCAGAGATCAATGGCCACTTTCTGACAAGCAAGTTTATGATTATGCAGAATCAATTTATGGCAATGATTTGAATGCAATTCATCATTATGAAACTAAAGAGGTTAGAGATTCGGAAGATAGACTGATTCTTCCTGCAGGTCAAATTGTTGACTCCGACTTTAAAATTTCTTATTATGAAAATGGAACTCTTTATACAAATGATGCAACTATTCTTGGAGAAGATGTAATTCGTATTCCAAATCCTATTACAGGTGTAAGTAATTATGTGTATGAAGTGAGAAAGAATGATGAAAAAAGAAGTATCTACGTATTAAAACCAAGATACTTGCAACAAGTTATTAATGATACAAGAAAAGCGATGATTTATGATAGATCATCACAATATATAAATGATACATTAATAAAGACTGAAAATACTAAAGTTTCAATACCATTTTAATTTTAAATTTTTATCAAAAATCATCACATATCGGTGCTTGCGGGAGCGATCTTTCCATTCTCCTGCAGCACCTTTAATTTTGCCTCTAGAGTGTTTAGTTCCGTCTGCATAGTAGAAATCCTTCTTTGCGTCTGTGAGTCCGCAATATTTAAAATTACAAGCACGATAGATTGTACCATTATGGAAATCACTATCAGCGTAAGAGATGATTGCTTTAACTTCAGTATCCTTCCGTAACTGTCTAATCGATCTTGAAACAAACCAAGAAGTGATATTATGCTCCACAGATTGTGTGTCTGGGTGGATGCAGAGGCGCGAAAGTTCAAAGAGTCCTTCTTGCTCATTTCGTTCTAATCCAAAAGCACCTTTTGCGATCTCTGGAACTGGCAATCCAGTAAAAATACAAACTCCTAGAAGACCACCAACATTCAAAGGACTGAAATCATTCTTCTTGAAAAGTCCGTAATTGTATCCAGACTTGAATCCTTTTGAAATGTCTTTGAGATAGTGGTATTCTAAGAGTAGTTCTTCTGCCTGTTTTTTAGAAATCCTCTCAATATAATAATCAGACTTCATAAAAAAGAGGGGAGGTCGCTCCCCTCATTATAGCACCTAATCAGTCCTCTGCCAAGCGGGCGAAGTAGGAAAGTGCATCATCATCTTCATCCTCTTCCACGGGCGCAGCAGCACGGCGGGTGGGTTTCAGAGAAGACAGTTCCTCACGAAGATCCTCAGTCAGTTCACGGGTAGAACCACGAGTGTATTCTTCCTCTTCACCTTCTTCAGAATCAAGACGAACAGAAGACTTGGCACCAAGAACAGAATCAAGACGTGCCTTCAGTTCTTCATAAGTCTTGAACTGATCGGGAGCAACAAACTCAGCAAGAGAATACTGCTTCTTCCACACTGCTTCAAGTGCATCATCATCGTCCAGCAGAGCACCCTGAGGAGCAAACTCACTAGAATCATAGTTACGATAACCAGCAACGTTCTTTGCCTTCAGTTTGAAGTTGGCACCCTGCCAGAAGTCAAACGGATCGATTGCTTCTTCATCTTCAAACTCAGGTTGCATTGCAGCAGTCAGTTTGTCAAAGATCTTCTTACCATACTTGAACAGGAAGACTTTACCTTCATTTTCAGGATTAGCAGGATCCTTCACCACATAGACGTTAGAAACATAAGTCAGTTTACGCTTCTGCTTACGTGCGACTTCTTTACCAGCATCAGTACCATTGTTCCACAGACCAGAGTTGTGCTCACACACAGGACACTTCTGATTCACGGTGGTCAGGCACTGGTCAATCAACCAACCACCAGGACCTTGAAATGCGTGACTATAAACCTTCACAAAAGGCAGATCTTCACCATCGGGAGCAGGAAGGAAACGAATGACGGCATAACCGTTATTTGCTTTATCGCACTCAAGTTTCCAGAAACGTTCGTCTGAAGAACTACCACTTATATTCATTTTTTCGACTTCCTTGACCAGTTTGGCGGTCAGGGAACCAAGTTTGGATTGTTTTTTAAGATCGGCAAATGCCATTTGGATACCTCGGATAAATTGGATTCGGGGGATGTATCAGTAATTTCTGACAGCATCAATTATAGCATAAAAATGGTCTTGAGATTTAAGTTTTCCTTTAAAAACATGACCATTATAATTTACATCAATAAAGTTGTCTATATTTGCAGGCATAATAGCTTGCCTTGCAACAAGACCATCTGGAGTGTCTATATCAAATAATGCTTTTGTAATTGCATTAGATGTTTTTTCAATACTAGAAAAAACTTGAGAGAGAGCAGGTTCATTCCAGTACCTTGCATAATCAGTATCATCTTTATGATCGTAAAATTTGGCACGAAATGCAGATTGAACTGTCCTTACTGCTTCATCATCAAGGTATGGAAAATAAGTCTTAATACTTTTTTTCCTAACACTAAGATTTTTTGCAGTTGGATTAGCAACTCTCCATTCTAAGGATTCTAAAATTACTCTTTTCTCATATTTGACTCTATCTGATTTAAATTGAGGATACCTTACCTCAACATCAGAAACTGTCATTTCAAGTTTAGATGCCATTGTAGTTAAGAGATTACTCAAGTAATATATCACAAATTCTTTCAACTGTCAATATACTGTTTAAGAGATTGAATAGTCTTAGTCATACTATTGAATAAAATTTGCATATCAGTTTCTGGTGGGAATCCCATCAGTGCGACTGATTTGCGAAGGTTCTCTTTCATCTCAACCGCTTTGGGGTCGTCAGAAAGAGACAACCTAGTATACATCACTCTTTGCTTTTCTAGCAAGATCTCAAGTTTTTCAATATGTTCCAGTTTGGTTTCACGATCCATTACACCAAAAGTCAAAATACTTCCGTAAATTTGCTCTTGTAACTGATTGATTTCTTTTAGTTCATCTTGGATAATATCAGAGTCAAAAAAGTTACTCATTGAGAATGTCCCGTAAAATCCTTTTGTACTGGAATACATCCATATTTATGAATGGCATATATTTTTTAATTTTCAAACTGACGGTTTCCCACACTGGATCTAAAAGTTTTTTATCAAAAGTTTTTGAGAAACCAAATATTTTGTCGTAAATTACTAAGGTTTCTAGCGATAATTGCCCGCTTAGAAACTTTTTGAGAATAATTGGGTGTCCTTTGGAACAATTGAAAACATCCTCTAATTTGTTCTCCGAGAGCAATTCGTTGCTTTGCTCTTTGAATAAGTAAGTCAAACTCTGATGTCTCCGCATCCACTCTGCGTATGTTCTTTCGCCAGAATTGATAATTTCTCCAATCCATAAGTTACTCGGTGAATCTGTTGCTACAAAGTTTGATACAAGAAAATCTACGACTTCTTTATCATTATACTTTCTTGATGTTTTCTCGAACCAGTATTTATCGCGCCGTTTATTAAACGAAGTAATACTGGCGCGAGTCTTCGCACCATATTTAAAAAAGTCGTATTTGGGATTTGTAAAATGATTTTTAAGTGACAAATAATGTTGATAAGTTTCAAATGGTGACACAATCACAAAGGCAATTTTGCTCTCGATGTTTTTTTCATAAAGTTAAGACGAATGGCATCCCATTTTAGTCTTTCCTTAAGAGGTTTTGAAATAAGTTTCGTTACTGAGTCTACTTCAAGACTATTGATTTCACAATAGTGGCAGATGGCATCAATATAATTCATGTTTTCACTTGCCACAATGTGCTCTATTTCCAGAGCAAACTTGGAGGGTGTAAGAAACTTATTTTCTATAACTTGTTCTAATTCCTTATTTGGTTCCATATGATTCCAATTTATCTCTAACAAACTCTCTAATGTATTCGGTGAGGAGTTTGATGTATTTTGTTTTGTCTCTTTCTTCATAGACGACGCATTCTCCATTTTCGCAAGCCATAATGATTACAAGTTTTTTAACAGGAATACCTGTTAGTTCGTAAAGCATACAACCATATGCCATACACTGAACAAAGTAATGTTCAATCCACTCGCGTGGTTTTGGTTTTTTAGAAGTCTTAAAGTCTATAATTGCTAATTCGCCATCGAATTCTGCAATACAGTCAACAGTACCAGCAATACCCAGTTGTTTACTATAAAGAGACCCCTCAAGGGCATGAATATTATTTATGCGATTGAGAGTTGACTTAGAAATCTTAAATAAGAAATCAGACAACGGTTGAACGTCTGGAAGATCTCTATTATACAAATAGTTTTCAACAAGTGTATGCATATCAGTACCACGACTTGTTGCTTGTCTAGTAATTTTATCTGCTTCTTCTTCACCAACTTTTTTTCGCCAGTTAACAAATACCTGGCGGTTTTTATGACTGGTAACAGAGGTAATAGAAACTAGACGAAGAAGTTCTTCTAAATCTGGAACTTTATAATATCGAATACCATCTATAGTTTCCCGTTCAAGTTTGGGAAGATTCAAATCAATATGATTAAATATCAAAAACCTGCCTCCATTTTAGCAAGAATATATTCTTTAACAAGCCCAGAACGAACAATGTCTTCTACACCAAACTCAATTATATCAAACGAAGGCATTTTACGCAAGACTGTCATAAAGTCTACAATCCCGTTTCTTTCGTTTGTCTTTTGCAAGTCAGACTGAGTAGCGTCTCCGCAGAACATAATTTTGGTATTTTCACCAACACGAGTGATAATAGAATCTAATTCATGGAAATTAAGATTCTGAAACTCATCCACAATAATGATGGCATTGTCAAGAGTTGTACCACGAAGGAATGAGGTAGACCAGAATTTAATGGTTTCTTGTGCTTTAAGATTTCCATAAAGCATTTCAAACTCAGCATCACTTGAAAGTTGGAACATATATTTCACCATATTCTTATAAGGAATTTGGTAAATGTCTGCTTTATCATCATGACTTCCAGGTAGGAATCCAATCTCACGAGTAGCAACTAAAGAGCGAACAATATAAACCCTTTCATAAGGACTTCTTTCGTTTAAAACATCTTGAATAGCATTATAAAGTGTAATAAAAGTCTTACCAGTGCCAGCACAACCATAGGCAACCAAATGTTTTTGATCTTTATATGAATCAAATAACTTTCTTTGATTATCTGTAAGTGGTTCAATATCTACAAGATATTCTCCACTTAGTGGTTTTTTACGCTTCATTTGTCGAGTAGTAAGACCAACCCCGATTGGTTGCTCTGCTCTTTTTCTTCTTGCCATATTAGAGTTTCTTTACAGTTGACTTTGGTGCTTTGCTTGCACGATCTAAAACTTCATTCCATCCAGGATTGCGATTAATCAGTTTATCCCTCCATTCTCCCACCTCAGCTGGAGATGGGCAAGTAGAAGGATCAGACCAGTCTCGGATCCAATCAGGATTATCATTTTTCCATTGGTCCCAGTCGTGGATACTCATTTCCACTTCTTTCTGTTCACCAGTTTTTGTATTGACTACAGGATATACAGGCATAAAGTTACGAATTCAAGATAAAAATATTTATTATGGACTCAAACGAGCGCGATGTAACCTTTTTTCTTCATAATACTTCCAAACATTCGGAGACCACTTTTGAAGTTCTGGAGCAATTGCGTCACAAAGTGCTTGAATCTCAATTTGAGCATCAAGTTTAGAACGAAGGTCCATAAAGTGAAGAACAGAACGAAGGTTAAATGAGACTACAAAGTTTTGCCGAATTGCCTGAGGAAGATAATCACGAATATGCTCTTCACACATACCTTGCTCATAATACTCAGAATACTCCTCACACTCACTCAGAATGCGCTCTAACTTGCGTTGTCGGTGCTCTTCGGTCCATTCATACTTCTTACCCTTACGGTTAGTGTAGAACCCCTCAGGGCGCACATAGAATACTTCTTCAACATCAAGTTCACGCTTGGCAACTTTGAGAACACGCTTTCCTGTATAACGCTGAGACTGGACATCCCAACTGGTTCCAATACGGTGAGTTCTTGCCTGAACGATAACATTATGAACAAATCCAGCACAAGAAAAAGTAATACCAGGATGCTCTATTGGACCCCAATGCCCCCTCTCATTAGCTAGCAATTGCTCAACAATCCACTGACCACATTCATGATGGTTGGGAACTGGAACATTATGAATTGGAACTTCAGAATAATCGCCCTTTCCTGCTTGCCAAATAACTTGTTCTGGGATTGGATATCCCTGAAGTTTAACAACTTCAAGCCTTTTATCCAGTTCAAGAAGGTCTTTTGCTTTAATAGGTTTCATTTCTTTCCAAATCCTTTTGATGTTTTTGCTTCTAGTTCTTTTATTTGTTCTTTTACTGCACGAAGTTGTGCTTTCATTTCTTGAATTTTATCATCATTATAAAGATGATCTTGCTTGATCAATCGTTCAAGAAGTTTTACAAGTTTCTTTGCTCTTGATGTATCAGTCATCTAAATCCGAATCCTCAAAAATTTCATCGTAATCTAAAAGTGGTCTTTTTCTTACGTCTGGTTCTGTATGTTTATAAGCAGAAACATCAGAATAAACTTCTGCTTTCAGAGAATCAACCAATAGTTCAAGATTACGAACGATGAGTTTTAGTTTGTCTTTGTCCATAAGATACCGTTCTCTCTCAGAATTTTAGCATAAAAAAAGGAGGGGATCAACCCTCCTTTTGATTTACTTATAAATCCACTGGATATACAGTGATAATAAAGTAATAAAAGTAGCAGACGCAACTGTAATTTGTGCGATGATTAACATCACTTTGCCCCTGCGTTTACAAGCAGTGCTTGATGACGACGATTCTCTTTTTGCTTCTGCTCTTTAATGAGTTGAAGTGCATTGAGTTTTTTCATCACTTATGCCCCTCTTTTACAAACTTGACCCCACGATAGGTCTCATTGTATTGTTGAGGTTGTTGCATCATTTGCTGTTGATACTCAAGACGCTTTTGAGTATCATACTCTACGCCCCTATACACAATTTTTGCCATTTGTTTTCTCCTAAAGAAATGAGATGTTTAAGTCCCGTTCCTTTGGGCGGCGTTTCCGTTCGCTATTTTCGAATAGCGAATGAACGATAATGCGTTCCGCGTCGTCCTACTTGCGTCAGAGTTTCCTCTGATGAACGTAAGGTCATTATAGACCTATTCCCGGTATATAGCAATTTTCCATTGTATGAAATGTTACAATTTTATAAAATCTTAAGGGTCAAAAAAATTGCCGGGATTTTTTCCCAGCATCCGTGAAACTATTTCCGCTTTTTCTTTTCGGGTGACTTATAACCCCAGAGTTTTGGGTTGACTCTCCCATAACCAAAGTCAATACTCTTTAGATTCTCACGAAACTTATCCCAATACATATCAAACAATTTGATTCTTCCTCCACGAGTCAGGTCAAAACAAATCTTATCATCAATCATATACTTGATAATATAAGCGTCGTTTGGAGCATCCTTAGTGCATACTTCAGCATAGGTGCCACCTTGAATCAGAATCTCACAACCGTAGCGTGACTTACAAGTTTCTTTTTCTGCAGGTGTCCAGGAATCCATATGCTTTTCTTTGTTTTGTGCCTTTTCAACAACATCACCAAGTTTACTCACGAACGACCTCCCCACTGAATATCGGGATACGCCTCCGAAACAATTTCCTTTGTAATCTTATACTTTGTTTGAAGTTGCTTATCTTTTACAAGACAAATAATTTCTGCTTCAAGGGGATGAAGACCTTGAAGAAGATTAATAAACATGGTCTCTCTACGCATCGAACTTAGACCATCATTACCACCTTTTATAAAATTATAAAACTTTTCATATTCTTTACGAATTGAAGAACGTCCCTGATCTTGAGAACCGAGAGAGTTAGTTCCAAGTTCACCCATTTTTTCTACAGCATCAGAAATTTTTTCACTCAATGTTCCTTTGAATGAGTCCATCTCGTCCACAGCAGCATAAGGAACATCACCGGGAGGGAGTGACGAAACGATAGATTCGTCAAAGTTCCAAATGAATATTGCTTTGAGACAAGGATGCTCAAACTTTTTAAGTGCTTCTACTTTTTTAGCATTGGTTCTTTGTTTTGTAACAACATTCAAAATTTCAAAAACAAAGGGATTGGAGGGAAGATCAGGAATTTGTGTTTCTGATACCTTTGGTTTTGCTATAGTTTTTTTTACAATTGTTTTTGATTTTGTGTTCGTAGTCATAATTTTACAGGATATTGAATACTATTATTGATATTTATTTTTATATTATTCTTCGTCTTCTACATCTTCCATTTCAAAATCATCATCAAAGTATCCTTGTTCAAATCTAACGGATACAATTTCTTCATCAATCAGATCGCCATCTTTATTATAAAACTCTGGATGATATGCAATTTGTTTAGGGCCTTCTTGATGAGTCATCATATATTCTCTAGCAACCCAACCAACTACAAGTCCCACTATAAGAAACAAAATGGTTAGAAAGGAACCTAAAACTAAACTAACTGCTAACATTTCTTTTTCTCCGGGAAACTACTTTTTTCTTCCTTGATTTTAAGGAAAATTCAAAATAGATAGTTACTTCCCGATTCAGAAAGCAAACTATCTTCTCAAAAATGAGATGGAATGGATGAGTTTGCTTTCTTTTACCTCCATTAAGAATGAGTTCAACACCACGGTTTTTGTGGTTAAAGTTATTTATGTTACTATCAGACAATTTGTTTTTCTTTTAAAAATTTAACGGTATCAGTACATCCACCAAGTTTTTTATCATCACAGATGACCTGAGGAAATGTAGATCCTTCACCAAACTCGGCATAAAACTCATTTTTGGTAAAGTGTTCATCAAGATTATACACTACAAAGTTGCTTCCAGTCAACTCTAATACTTGTTTGACTTTATAGCAATAAGGACAATTTTCTTTTGAATATACAGTAAAGTTCATAATTGTTCGATGTATTTTAATAATTTATAAAGTTTTACAATTAGTTAACCCAAGATGGAGTATCATCAGTGTCAAAAAAGAAAATGTGGAAAAGTCTAGAAGTTTCTTTTGTAAATCCAAAATACTTTGAAGCGGCATGAGGGCAGTGACCGTCCCAAATAATCAATCTATTAAAAACATTTCCAACCTTGTCAATCTCATCCCAAGGAGTTCCATCCAGATACAAACCTGTCGGTGCAGTATCTTTCCAGGCATCCCAGATATTAGGATGACTACAATGACGAATTCCAGTTTTTTTATGGACTAATAAAGAAGTTCCAGTTTCATATGGTGCATCCGGAGTTAAGTATACCACAGCAGCCCACTGTTGGGCATCACCATGATAAACAATTGCATCCTCTGCAGTACAATATTGAAATCTACCACACATACCATAAGTTTCCGTCCAGCGTGTGATTTTCTTTCCTAAAAGTTGTTCGAACTTTTCCTTTATTCCAG